ATGGTCTGTGCTCCAATTGCACCATCTACGGTGCTATAGTTAGGGTAAAGAAATTGAACTAGTTTTTGCACTCTCCCTAAATTTTGAAAGGCTTCTCCTTGTGAGGCTGCTGGCACCTTAAATGCCAGTGTGATCTTCCGTGTGGTGTTTTTAAATAAATAAAGGGGATCAGCGCGGCCATATACCTCTTCAGAACTCCAATTAGAGATATAAGATTCATTGAACGCTGTAATAAACGCCTTAAAAGAGACGACTGTATTGCTCGGCACATGTGTAAAGTACAGAACCATCTTCTGGAGTTCTGCATAATTATCAGATCCATCTGCGTACCAAGGTCCGCCATTAGGATTCTTTTGTCTTTCAAACTTTGTAGCTTCAAAATTGGGTATTGTTTCATAGGCATCTGCCCAATTTTTCCAGTCAGCGCGCTTAGCCATGTGGGGTCTCCTTATAACTCATTCTTAAATATAAGCATCCAAAGTCAGGGCGCCCACGGCTCCCGGTACTTCTTCTCGGGCGATTGTTCTCAATTCGGTTTCGCCAATGTAAACATTGGTTTGGCCGGCTTTAACCTCCACTTGTTGTGGTGTGTTTGCTTGGGGGTAATTGTTCAAGGTGGTGGTGTTAGCGAGGGTGGGTGCCGCGACAGTTTCTGCGGCTAAAACTCCAGTATCCATTATCTCTTGAGTGGGTGGTGCTACTTTGACCATAGCAGTAGTTAAATCTCCAGTTCCTTCGGCTGCCTCTTCGGCGCTATGGCTAAACCCCATTAAACCTTTGCTCATATCGGGCCATATATTCGTTAAATCGGAGCCGATGTCAAAAGTCAAAATATCCTTTAAATCCGTAAAAGCAAACACCAACCCCGCTATCAGAGCTACTGCTACGCCAACTGGTCCAGCGATGGCGAATATTGCGGCGGCTATTCCTTTAAAAACTAAGGCCACGAAGAGTAATATGGGTTTGGCTGCCATAAAGAGTGTTATCAAGGTTCCAAAAACCGCAATTCCCTTTCCGATGCCTTGCACCAATTCTTTATTTTCCTTGGCCCAGCCGGCAAGATCAAGCACTATATCTCTAATCCCCGCAATCAAGGGTTTTAGAATGGGAGTCATTTCCACCAAAAGATTTTGCAGAGATTCTTGAATGCTTTGCACTGCACGGGCCCTTTCTGCCATTTTTTTATAGTCCGCAGAGGTCTTTCCAATGTTCGAATCCAACGATTTCATATCTCCCGACATCATCGCGGCCAATTGCGATACATCTTTCAGTCCAAGCGATTCAGTATAAAATAGCTTTTGATAATAACTCATAGTATCAAAGGTCAAACCGGTGCTCTCAATGGCATCGCGAATCGATTCAAAGCGCTTGGCTGGATCTGTCTCCATCATCATGTCCATAGCATTTACAAAGTTGCCTCCCAAAGCAGCGTTAAGCTTGCCAGTCATTTCGGCGGCACTTTCAAATGTATCGAACTTGTTGGTGAGATTGAGAAGCTGCTGCATTTCAAAGCCTGTTATCTTTTGGACTCTCGCTAGATCTTTAAAGGCCTTTTCACCGTTGGCGCCCAATTTAGTCAGTTGCGGAGAAATGGCCGCAAATTGGCCCATTAATTGTTCCACGGGGACTTCTAAATCCATCGCGTGTGCAGTTAAACTCAACATCATGTCGTCGGCTGCGCCGGCAGTTACACCGAGCCCCTTGGTGGCTGTTTGAACGCTAGACGCATAAGAATCATAAGAAACACCAAGTTCTCCTAAAATACCGGCGGTGCGCTGATGTTCGCGGCGAACATCAGCGCCTATCATCGTAAAATCAGTAAAAGTTTTATAAAGCGCCTGGCTAGCCTGACTAGCTTCAGCGGCACTCACACCATAAAATCGTGTTGCTTCATAAGCTGTTGTGATGCTCTGTGCCATTTCAAGAGAGGCGCCAGTAGCTTTCCGAAACTCATTCTCCATGTTGGCCAGATCAACTGCCAAATTAACAACGTTGTCAATAAATTTAACAAGCATCCCCACTGAGAGGGCCCCAAACATAGCTCCCATAGCTGCAGGGCCTCGGGCTATTACCCCCAATATATTTACAAAGTTGCCGGCCAGTTTTTCGGTACTAATCTGCGTTTTGGTTGTAATTTTAAAGTTATTGGCCATCGAGGCGCCCAACTGCTTGGCGTTGCCGGCGCTTGATCTTATTAAATCATTGACTTTCTTTTTATTTCGAGCATTCTTGAGTTCTTCCGCATTGATCTTTTCGCCCAGTTGCAACTTTCGCTCTAAAGATCGAAGTTCGCCGTCGTCCGCTCTCATTCGAGCATCACGATATGCTTGGAAGCGCTCCATTTTCAAACGCGAGCCGGCGGCCTCCATATCATACCTTTCTTTGGCTCTGGTGGCTGCCGTTTGGAGTTCTTCCGCTTGGGTTTGGAGATGTTCAAGACTTCGCTTGAGCGTATCTTCGACTCCTTTAAAATACCCCTCCAGGTCGCTCCCGGCTGCGGCTTGTTCTCTCAGCGCTTGGCGCGCCTCGGTGCTAAGTTTAAGATACTGTTTCTTTAGTTCAACGCGTTGAGCGTCCAGCGCTAAAAGTTTTTGCGCCTCTTCTAAAGTTAATTTGCCAGTTTCATCAGCCATTAAATAACCCTCTATAAGTCATCTAACCGTAAATAGTTTCCCACAAAAAAAGACAGAGCTATGAACCCTGTCTATTTCTTGCCATCATCTCGGGAGGAGGCGACGGTTGATTATTTGCAGATAAAGTTTGTGTTGTGTGTGTGCCTTTGGAGGCTTTTTCGATAGCGTCTTTTTCTGCTTCTAATTGTTTAACCAACCTCTCAACAAACCATTTTCTCAATCCCACAGGGAGGTTATAAGCTTCTGAGAATGACCAACCACCTGAATACTTTAGAAAGAAGAACTGCTCATAAATGTTCTCCATATATTCATCGGTCAGGCCAAAAAAAGTCCGCTGTAAGCGGCACCTCCATTTCCTGTCGGCAGTCGCACATCTCGCATTCAAACTGTTGTACAAGATCAAGATTGGGAGCCACAAGTTTGTAAGCCAATCTTAAATGTCGAGAATCAGTGGAAGGGATATTCTCCACCAAATAGTTGATAGCTTCCGCAGAAGAATCGCCATTAACGGCAGTCGCAATATGCACAATCTGGCGCGTTATGCTTCTTTCGTGTATCTTTTGCTTCCGATCTGCTTCTATTCCATCTAATAAATGTTTTTCATCTTTAGCAGTAAGTAATCGAAATGTGACTGCCACTTGTGTCTTGGGAAGGGTGGTATTAAATGTACCGTCTGAATTATCTACTACTTCGACAGTGTTAGAAACTTCATCGCCTTTATAAATGACCGCAGTGTTCAAGTCAAAAGAATAGTCTTGGCTTTCTCCGCACATTGGACATGTTACATTAGTATCATACTGATTGCCATAACCAGATACGCGAAGCGCAACAATAATAGCATTTTTATCGCCAATAAGCAATGATGTAGGATCGATGCTCTTGTTCACAATTAGGTTTTCGACCACCCTATCGAGGGCTACACCTTTTTTAAGAAGCGTTCTCGATGTGAGCATATCTTCTTCTTTTGCGGTCATTTGACGAATTTCTATACTATCCTGGCCATGCAACGGATGACCAACGGGGTAAAACTTACCTTCAGAAGGCAATTCTACAAACTCGGTGGGAACGACAAAAGCAAAACCACCACCACTTTCAGAGTGCATTGCGGGTGGAGGGGGGCTTGTATCGTGTTGTTGAACGCCACCGACGCGTTCTTTATTTCGTGACAATATACACCTCTTTTAAATTTATTTAGACATTGAAGAAGTCTGTGGCGCCGTTCCCCGCCACTGCGACGGAACCATTGGCAAATGTCTGGACTCGGGCCCAATCGTATGCAAGAGTGAGAGAAAGCTCTGTCAAATCATCTGTACCATAAGCCAGGTCACCATACTTAACTTCCGTTATGAAAGAGTTCCAAAGTGTCCATTTTTCTAATTCTGCACCATTTGAATCGATTTGTGTAATTATAACTGTTCCGAGGGCCCCCGCCGCTTTCGCTTTAGAAATAGTACCCATTTGATCGCTCGTAGGATCAGTGGGGGGAGAATAACCCGATTGAACAAGAATATCAGATAGCGTAGCTGACATGTCGGGATCAACTGGATCAACCAAAGTTATACCTATATCTTGCCATGTTACTTTTCCCGGATACTTAAACACATGATTTAAATAATTGTGTTCGGTAGAGGCCACCTGAAAGCTAGGCTTTGCCGCTGTCTTGGCATACCACAAAGTGGCGCCACCAATGGGGGCTGCAATGCCCTGAAACTCCACATAAAACCTAAATTGTCTCTTGGGATCTTTTAAAGTGGTATCTTCACCGAAATTTGTTGACCAGAATGGCATGTTTGAGAACTCCTATATCTATTTTTAAATAGTGGGGTGGGGGAAAAACCCCCACAACTTTAATCTTCGAACGAAGCCCCCGTAGACATGATAACAAAGTCGATAGCAATGTATTCAATGGCTCTGGCGGGCTTAATCATAATCTTTGCGTACATAATGTTCTGATCGATAAGATCTGGAGTAGTGGTACTCTCGTCAAGAATGAGACGATAGTCGGTGATTCCAAATCGAATTTTCACGTTAGCAAGGAAGGGTTCAACGAGAGCGATGAAACGATTCCAAGTTGCCTGAACATTTTGTTCAAAGAGAATTTGTGTAGAAAGAATCGAAATTTGCTTCTTTAAGTAAATAACAAGTCTTCTGACATTAATTCTATCAAGAGCGGATTGGCGCTCTTGGAGTGTCTTCTGACCGAAAACAACTATTCCGTTGGAGGGGAAAGAGGCGATGGGATTAATACGACTCTCATACAGAGTGTCTCTCTCTTTAGAAGTCAGACGCTGTGTAACTCCGCTAACAGGAATTCCGGCGGCGCCCTGAGTTAAGCCGCCGCGGTTAAACCCAGCGGGAGCGAACCAGATTTCTGAAGCGGCTTCTGAACTCGCCAAAACCCCCATCATCGCAACACTGGGTGGAATCCAGAGAAGGGCGCCCGTATTTTCGTCGCGGGTTTGGACCCATGGGTAAAATGTAGCTCCATAGCTCGAATCAATCATGCGATCTCGAAGAGCCGTGGCGGCTGTAGTTGGGGTGGTGCCAATTCTATCCACCTTAGAAGACTTATAGACTTCGTGTGCTGGGATGTATACATTCGCAAGATCAATGAGCGCCAAGGAATCCGCGCGGTCTTCACAAACATTAATCATATGACCGGTAAGAGTGTCTTGGGTCAACCCTGGGGTGGTTAAGAGGTTCATGTTAACAGACTCTGGATCGGCCACTGTGTCAATGGCGCGCTTGTAGGTGTAAAATGCATAACTCGTTTCATTGGTCGCCCCTGCCGCAATTCCATCATTATAAAGGGGATCGGGCTTCTTGATGTCGAATCCGTCAAAACCACCGAAGAAAGGAGCAGTAAACTTATTGACCCCCGCATTTAGTAAATCAGTATAGGAAGCTGAGGTGTATGCTGTTTCGGCGACTCGGGACCCAGATTCATAATAATACGCATTCCCCACACTTGGACTTTTAATAATATTATCAAGGGAGAATATATATGCATAGTCCTCTACCCCGGCGACAGTATAGGGCGCCGTCGCATTAGTGCCACCGCCCCCCCCATAGCCGCTATAAAGAAGGGTATGAAAATCGGGGATACTTCTATCATAGGTCGTGCTGGT